TTGCCTATAATTTCTTGAGCTTTTGCCTTTAAGGGCACATTATCCCAGGGTCTTAATAATTGGTTGGACTCAACAATTGATCCTATTAGCTCATTTTTAATTTCAAAATAATCAACTAAGCCACCACTTAATAAAGTAGAATCATTTCTTTTTATAGTGTCCACCACATAGACAGCGTTGCTGTCATCTGCTTTATATAGTATATCTAACTCAACAACCTCTTCGCTGCCCCAAGAAAAATTAGATACAATAAGCTTTCTTATATTATTGGTCATACCAATATTATAGCCATCTGAGGAAATATATTCGAACTTGTTAGGTATGAACGCTACCTCAGAAAAAGGCGAAAAACAAGAATACTCGTTGTCAATGTACTTCCACCTATAAGCAAACCTAGGAAAAGAGTACTCAAATAATGGAGCTTTCTCCTCTAACACAATCTCCCATGTAATGAGCAAATCGTCACCATCATCGTTAAAAAATCTATTAACGTCGCTTGATATAGACTGTATTCTGACTGTTATAGAATCCCCATTCACGCCATTTGTAGCTATTACAAACCGGGCTTGGTATTCATATTGGTTATTAAAATCGTCTATATAAGAAGCCCTAAGTGAAAGGATATCCCCGTCTTGCCAAACAGCTTGGCCGTTTACTATTCCATAACTAGGCGGAGCTAAGATATCAAAAGTTATTTCTCCGTTCCAGTTACCACCTAAAGAGCTATTATTATAATAGTTTGGGTCCTCCCCAATGTTTGCGAGGTATTGTCCGTAAGTGTCTATCGGCACTGGCGGCGTAGGGGGATCTTGTGTAGTGTCAGCTCTATACGTAAAGTTTTGCTGCTCATTAACATCGTACTGTGTTCTTAAGTAATCTACACCTGTTCCAGGTATATCGGCCCCAAACTTACTTGCCCCCATATCCAAAACAGGAGGGTTTAGAGGGGATTTTTTAATTACAGTAACATCTTCTTCTAAAAAATCTGGCTGACCAACTATGTTAGATTGATACACCTCGGCATCCTGATTATATATAGGAATTTTAGTATGTGTAACAAAATTAACAGAGCCTGTTTTAAATTTATCAATATTTATTTTTTTTGGTTCAGTTTGATTATCTGTCCAAAATAAAAATTTATCGATTATATTTATACCTGTTATGAGATACGTTTCATTAAAATTTAATATACCTTTAGTGTCTACTAGCACAGGTGATATACTGTCATTTACTTGATTGTATTCAGCAATAGCACTAACCGCAACTTCTTTTGCGCCGTTATCCATGCGCGCTGATATAAACCAATATATTTTTTCATTTATATCGTTTCTGTATACACCTATACATTTAGGGTTAATAAGCTGGTCTATATAATTACTAACCCAAGGTAAGTTTTTATTATTTTTTCTTAATTGAGTATTACCCTCTACGTTTTGCAAAGCGCCACTGTTGCCATTCTCTGAGTTTGCTAAATCTAGATTTAAAGCATCTCGATATTCCCCCTGAGGAACAAGTCTTTCATCAAGGTCTTTGTTCATTTTACCCGCGTTAAACAGGTGAGTAAATTCTGGCATATATTAGTGTTTTATTTGCTTAGACTTATTACGCATAACCTGTGCAATCTCTTCTATTTTTATATTTGATAGTCTTAATTTTGCGTTTCTTTTTGCGGCTGCTTTTTCTTTTTTGAATCTAGCTACCATATATTCAGGCACATTGGTTCTTGTTGAAAGAAGAGAATGAGCTATATGCTTATACATAGCCTCTTCCGCAAACTTATGTAGTGTTATGTCTTCGTCTTTGCCGCTAACACCGTCAGAAACGTATTTTAAAGTGATTATTTTATTAGATAAGCTAGAATCAAAATATATAATTCCAACAGACTGATCTATGTAAAAAACACCATTAGACTGTGCACTTGAAGGGGTTAATCCATACCTGCGGCCATAACTAGCATTTATGCCTTCTATGCCATTGCCTTTTGACCCGTTGTCAAATCTTTTTTTAGTTTCCGATTCCTCAGCGGTAAGCAACTCCCTATTTTGCTCGTCAAACAAATATTGAAACCTATGATCCTGTAATATCGGCGTAGGGTTAGAAGTGTTGATAGCGGGGTATATAACATGCTCAAGCCCCGCAGAATCGGTCCATGTAAGTTTTACATAGTTAACGTAGTCTTGAGGTAATATCATTCCTAAGGAAGGCCCTAATTCAATCTCTTGTGATTTAACTGAAGGTAATATATCAAAGCTGAATTCTTGAATCCCACGCATTGCATGGAATATAACATCCGTTCTTTTTACTCTTGGTATTATTTTATCTTCACCAACATAAGATATCATAAAATTATTTATTATATCCTTTATAGTTATAAACTGGTAACCACCGTAATTTTCATCCCAGCTATTCCATTGCCCATCTGGACCTAAGTAATACTGTTCATTATTTTCTGTTATTAACCCCATTTATTACGATTTTTGTTGTTGAATAGTTTCTTGTTCTTCCTTATCAAATACTTGATATAAGCTTAAATCTTTTATAAGTATTCCGCATAGTTCTAGTATTTTTATAACTAGCTCTGTTTCTTCTGATGGGTGTAACTCAAAATTAGTTGTTGTAGCCGCATTGTAAAGAGGCTCATCAAAAACTATTTGGTAACCCCATGCTACAGGAGTAGGTTGTTTTATATAAGTAACCCGTACATCTGTTTTTATTTCTAAGTCTCCATATACTTTTATTCCCCTGTCATCTGAAACATATACAGGACGTATATTTTTCGGTTTTGTCAAAGGTGATGAATTTATATATAAAAATTCATTTGGATTAATACGCTCAGCTATAACATCCTCATTGGTTGTAACTGGAGTATTTGGCCCTAGTGTTGGGCTTAATATGTTTTTTGTTGTAGAGTTGGTGTATATAACCGTGCCTAACCTATAAAGATTACTAGGTAAGCTGAATGTACCGTTGCTACTATTTAGATATACTAAGTTAGCTTGGGTTTCAAATAATGATATTTTCTCGTTGAGTGTTTTTAGCATGTCTGAAAACTCTGTTGAGTTCCCTGGTATTCTGCCAAATTGATTAATATCATAAAAGTATTGCTCAAACAAATCCATTTGTGCTTGGTTTGCGAACAAATTAAATTCTTGAGGCGTAACATACCCTCGTTGTTCTTTATTGAGTATTCCTAGTACTCTTTGATAAACAGTGTTTATGCTTACAGCCATGTGATATTTTTTTAATTTATAATAGTTAAGCCACCTTTAAAGCAGCTTAACTACCATAAAGTAACTTACTATAGTTTATTTACTATAACTTTGTAAACTTCCATACCTTCATCTGTTTTGAAATATGCAGCTAATGCTGAATAAGGATGCTCGTCAAAAGGAACGGTCATTAATTTTCTATTTGTTTCCCCGTAGCTAAATGTCCTTTGATCAGGGGATAGAGTTATTATTTTAGCCTCTACTGCTTTGGCTCCAACGTTTCTTAAATGCACATTGTCATCTGTAGCTAAATTTATAAACAAAGCCGGATTTCTTTTAGCGAAGATCATAAGATCTCTTTTAAGTTCGCTTGAAGAAAGTGTTGTAACTTTACTGCCTAGCTCTACTCTTAATATAGCTTCAGCGTCATCCGTGCTCATTTGTTTAGCAGCTGTAAGTGCTTCTAACTCTAATTCAATCCAATTTATCTCGTTCTCTGAGATGGCTACAGGATCATGTTCGTGATACTTAACGCCTTTATTAGGATGGTATATAGAAAGAAATTTTTGCAATATAACATTTTCTTTAGGAACGGTTAAAGTACCGTCTCTAAAAACTATTCTACCAAGTGTTACGTTTCCTTTTTGCTCATCTGCGAATGGAGACTTCTGATTGGTAGCATACCTTAGCTCTCTTTGATAGCCAGCTTCTTTGTCAAAATAAAGTAATGGTTTTCTTCCTGAGTGCTTAGATTGCATAGAGTAAACTATAGGGTGTCGATCACCGTCTAAAACATAAACTCTATCTTTAAATTCAAATACAGGAGCCTTTGGAGCTTCTATAATTTGTTTTTCTATTGCTTCTTTCTTTGTAATAACTTGAGGTGCAACCTCAATAGGTGCTTCTGCTTCTTTAGCTTTTTTAGCCATGATATAATATAATTAAATAGTTTGTAAAAGGTAATAATTACCCCTGTAAATACAACAGGGGTAACAATTACATTAATGTAGTATTACTTTTTCAACAATACAAAGTTGTTAGCAGCTTGTACACATAAACATCTTTCTGATAAGAAATGAACGTTCATTGCATCTTCGTCGCTTGTGTAGTTTCCACCTACAGATCCAGTGATCCAAGATTTCATCTTTCTATCGTCTGCTTCAGAAGCTCTGTAACGTACGTGTAAGAAAGGTCTTGAAATATTCTGTCCTAGCATTTGGTCGTAAACTGTTGAAGTTCCTGCTGGAACAATAACACCTTCGATATCTCCAACTAAACCACGAGTTGTAGCGTCGTTTAAATATTTCCAGTCAGTCTTATAGAAATCATAAGATCCTCTACGGAATCCGCTGAATCCTAAGTTCAACGCCATATCTTCTGAATTTTCGAATACACCATAAGATGTTCCTCCTACTCCATAAGTATTTTGTTGAGCTAACATATTGTCAATACTTAAAGCGGTATTTCTATCTAAGAACATCATGTTCTCTTCAATAGCTCCTTGCTTATCTAGCTCGTTTAAGATAACATCAAACTCAGCTAAACCTGGGCTTGGCGCACCACCGGTACCAGGGTCTCCAAAATTAGCTCCTTCATAAACTAAACCTCTTTCTTCAATAGCAGAGAAAAGTCCATCAGAACCAGTAATAACATTTCCACCACCAAAGTCATTAACTGGGTCAGTGTTGATTACGTTATTTGCTTTTTCAGCTTCAATCATAGCCATTTCTAATTGGTCTTCGAAACGGATACGAGCTTCGTGCTCTGATTTCAAGTACCATAGGTATCCTGATGTTCCAATTTCAGTAGTCACTTCTACCCACCCAATTTGAGCTGTATCAGAACCGTTTACATTGTACTTATCTCTAAGGATAATTGGCTTATTATTGAATTGCTCAAAAGCAGCGTCAATAGAAGTTCCTGCATTAGAGGATCCTTTTCCATATTCAGAACCGTATACAAATACTTTTCCTTTTCCTGCAGGTACTGGAGTTAAAACCCCTTTGTAACCTGCTACTGTTAATGTTGCTATACCGTTTACAGCTGTAACTACAGATTTTACATAAGCTTTTTCAACTTTAGTTCCTGCCTCGTTAGCAACTACGATAGTAGCCCCTGCTCCGATTAGGTTTTTTGAAGCACCTGCTGCTCCTGCTGGTATAATTACAGATGTAGCTGTAACTTCAACATCATCGTAAGCAACGTGTAAACGTCCTTGCTCAGACCATACTACTGTATCAGAAGCCATAGGCATTTCTGCTCCTACCATTCTTAAGAATCCAGAGATAGTACGATTACCGTATCTCTCTACTTCTTTTTCATACACTTCTGGTAAGAATTGTTGTGTAAATTTCATATCATCTAATGATAAATAGTTATCATTAAATAAAGTTTGTGTTGGGCGTGGCGTTAAGTGAGCTAATGCTCCTACGCTACCCGTAAATCCTCCTGCCATTTTATTATTTTTTTAATGGTTATTATTTTCGTTTTCTAATTTTAAACGAAGAAGCAGTTTTTCCGCCTGGGACTGATCTAACCTTCCAACCGTTAGGAGCATCGACTTCTTGATGAGCCCCTCTAGGGTTCATATCGATGTTCTTAGCTTTTGATATGGAATCTTTCATTGCATCAGCTTTGCCTTGCTCATAAAAGTGATTAGCAATCTTGTCAGCGTTCATAGCCGTAAATAGAGACTTATGGTAACCACCAGCATCAGACATTTCATTTTTATCGTTCAAGAACTTCTTGACAAAATTATTAATGTCGCTTTGATTACTCTTAACAGATTCTACATCATTAACGTTGTACCTAAATTTTTTATCTCCAACAGTGAAATCAAAACCTTTGAAATCTTTTGAAAATAATTTTTGAGTCTTTGTTCTAAATGCAGACACCTGTGTCTCAGCTAATTTGCTAGCTTCCTCATTTTCTTTTGTATATCGGTTAAAGAATTCAACCGCTTTCTTTTGTTCAGGGTTCAATCTAGACCCTGCTTTAATTTCTTCGTAATACTTAGTCTTTAATCCGTCTAAGTAATTTTTAGCTTTAGCTAGTTCCTCTTTATGAGCAATTTGCTTTTTTCTTACCTCTCTCTCCTCGTCTAACTCTTGATCATACGCGAAAGTGTCTTCCATTAAGAAGCTTATCTCTTCGGAGTTCAAGTGAGGTTTTGTTGTTTCGTAATACTCTTTAAGGAGCTGCGTTTCACTTAAAGACGTGTAGTCTGTGTTAAGTTTAACATAATCTGACAAGCTGCCGCCTGTTTCATTCATGAATTCAACAACCTTTTGTATATTTTCAGGTAATTCAATTCCCGCATCAACCTCTATTAAAGCCTGCTCTACTTGCTCCTCAAGCTCTTCCGCTTGCTCTTGCACCTCTTCATCTGTTATTTCTTGAATAATAGGTTGCTCGATTGCCTCTGTAACTTCTTTAACCTCTTCGCTAACCTGTTCAACAGGAGCTTCCTCGTTTACTGGTTCTTGTTCAGCTGGAGTTTCTTCAGTAGGTTTATTTAGCTCGGCTAAGTTTACTTTAATTACGCCGTCATCAACGGTCATTGGTCCAACAGGACTCTGTTCCACCACTTCTTCAGTGGCGGTTTGGTTTTCTAGTTCTTCTGACATGATAAAATATTATATAATTATTACTATTATTATTACTTAGGATCAAAATTACCTAAGCCGAAATCCCCGCTAAGTATGTCGTTTCCTGCGGATTCAAAGTTTTTAGGAGGTAAATCGTTTTTTCTTTGGTTTATTAATTCACTTTGTTGTGAAGCCTGTATCTTTGTTCGATCATCTTTTCTGTCTTCTTTTTCTTTTATTTCGGACTTTTTACCAGATACTTCTAAGCCTTTAAGCTGCATGTTCATTTGAAACTCTAACTGCATAAGCTCTTTTTTCAAAGCTGCTTCTTGCATTAATTTTTGAGTATCTATTTGGGCTTTAGCTTGCTCTAAGCTTATTTTTTGTTGCATAAGTGCCTCACCTTTCTGTACTTCAGCTTGAGCAGCTACCTGCTGGGCTTGAGCATTTGCTTGGGCTTGTGCTTGAATATTTTCTTGTTGGATCTTTTGATCTTTCTTTTGCTTTTGATCTCTCCTTATTTTTAGCAATTGATTAGCTAACTTAAGATTCTTTATCTCTCTAAGATCTATAGCGTCTGATAAATCAATCATACCCGCCTGAACAGCTACTTGTATATTGTTTTCTAACATTGCTTTTTCCTCTTCGTCAGGCGAAAGTTGTATAAATATACCAAAATCATATAAATATAGATCTGCCATTTCTTGCAATACAGCTACATTTTGATTACCTATCTTATGTATAAACGCTTGTCTTGTAGGTGAGTATTCTATAATATCAGATATCCTTAGCGATAACCCCTCGCATAAATCTGCAGTTATAAATAAGCTTCCGTTTAATATATGCCTTGTTGCGGTGTTTGAGTTAGCCGCCGCCATCTTCTGTACGCCTACCAATGCTCTTGCGTCTGGAGTACTGCCATCTCTTGCTTCATTAAGCCCCGTTACATCTCTTATCATTTGTAAATAATAATTGTATGTAGTTATTAAGCTTTGTAGTTTTGCTCCGCCTGACCCTGATTGTATTTCCTGAATAGGAACTTTACCTGGGTTCATATCGCCTTCTTGAGTGAAGCTTCTGCCAATTACCGATCCAGTTTGAAAAAACATATTTAATGCTTCTTGCGGATTGTAATTTGTACCGTTACCTAAATCAATCTCAGCTAAACCATCTGCGTCTAAATAAACTCCATCTGGAACCATTCTAGACATGACTTGTTGTAATTTCAAGTGGGTAAGCTGAATCATGTCCGCAAATCCTGTTATTCTTGAAACTAAACTTTCAATACGCCCTTTGTACATTCTAGGAGCAACAATACTGTAATTCATTTTTACTTTAGTATAATCACTTTTGGGTCTTATCATGTTAGTAGCTAACTCCCATTTAAGAACCCTACCTCCTAAAATTTTAACCCCTTCGTATAAAACCTCTAAAGACTGAGATATCTTTTCAATCTTATGATCCTGCATTATCTGTTCAGGTGGATTAAACTGATCGTCTTTAGGTATTATTTTAGATGCCCCTGTTGCCAGTTCTTTTACTTTGTACACTTCATTTGTGTAAGTCTTGTAGTTAAAATACAACACTTGTACGGTATTAGCGTCATCGCCATTGTCGTTATTCAAAGTTCTGTCATAAAAGCCATTTGCTTTATATGATTGCTGAGACAATTGACCAAGATCTTCGTTTGTTAAATAAGGGAATTGCTTTTTTAATTCATTTATATGCACACTCTTAACTTCACCTACGTAATATATATCGTCAAAATACGGTGAATCAGTGTATGACCATACTAGGTTAGTAGGATCTACATAGTCTACAACTACTCCTTCTGATTTGCTAAATGTGTTTTTAACGGCGCCTATACCTATAGTAGTTAGATCATAGTTGCATCGTCTTTTAGTTAAGTCGTATTTATTACCCTCTAGTAATACATTTATAGCTTGCTCTTCAGCTATTTCAACTTGCTGCTTATAAGTAAGTTGCATGTGAACCTCTAACTCTTCTTTATTTCTAGGTACAACGTCAGGAGCATTTTCGAATAAATTAACCCCAAATTCTTTTCTTACAAACTCGTTTAGATCTTTTGTTTCCATGTCTCTTATTAGAGACTCCATATATCTAGTTCTTTTTTCAACACCAAATGGGTCTTGAGAATAAGCTTTAACATCAAATGATCTCTCAGATATACCGTTAACAACAATATCAACAAATTTAGGAACCACTGGTACAGGTTTCCAATCTAAATTAAGATAAGATAAATCTCCATTTATAGATAATTCATCTTTATATTTTTGCACAGGTTGTTCACCTCTTGCGTATAACCTTAAGTTATGAAAAGTGTTTTGATTACTTCTGAATCTACCAATACCGTTATCCGAAGAGAACCACTCGCTTTCAATAGCATTACCGATTTTCTTGCCATATTCTAATGACATTTTTTCTTCATCGCTTGCTACTTGACTCGGAAAATAAGATTTTATAACTGACTCAGCCATATATTTATTTTTCTATTAATTTCGAAAATGCACCGCTATTGGTGTATTTAGCTATTTTTAAATTTAACTTTCTTTTTTGCATTTGTGGAACCGGCTTATATAAATTTTTATTGCAAGCCATTATAGCTAAACCTGAACTTATAGCTGCATCAAACTTTGTTCTTTTATTTATATCGAATTTAGCCCAATCGTTTAAGGTTTCGTTAAAATACATATTGCCATATTGGCCATCTGATTTTAGCCCTATATATTGATCTATATATGATTCTATAGCTGCAGCGTGTGCTTGTTTTATGTCTTCACTTGAATTAGGTATTCCCCCTATTTCTTTTTCTGCTACAGATAGTTTATTCCATATCTTATCCGGCCTATTCATTGAGTATCCTCTATACCCTCTTCTTTTAAAATAATATAAAAGACGCGGTTTATTGTTTTCGCACAGTAGAGGCATACCGTAAAACACACAAGCCATTAGCACGTCTTCAAAAAACATTTCAGCTGTTTGAGGTCTTGCTACATATTCTAAAAAGAAAGCATTAGGTGGGTGATCTTCTAAACTAAACTTAGTCAATCCATGCAAAGCACCTTTAGATCCCCTACCGTCTGTTGTTCCGGATATATCATAACTGTCACATCCGAATGCACCTATATGTTCATTACCTGGTGATTTTCTGCCGTTCTTTATAAATTGATTATTCTGGACACTGGCTGAAGGTATCCAACTTACTTTAAACCTTCCGTTCGGATTTGGCGTAAACTTGACTTTACTGTCTTTTATGCCATTTTCCCAAGAAAAACTACCAGTCGTAACTACCGCTGAATTAGCTAGGTCTTCATTGTAATCTATTTGTTCGTATATTTTAACTAAATTAAATATACTGTTTTTTGTTTCATCTCTAAAGGCATGCTCCTCTGTTCTAGGAAACTGTCTATAAAACTCATTCAGAGCATCCTGGTCGCCTTTTAATCCTTCGGCTTCATTATTCCAGTGCTCAACTACTCCGATGTCAATAACGTCTCCATTGTGGTCCTCACAATGTTCTGATGGTGTATCGAAGACAGGCATTCCAAAAGAATCAATGAATCCCTCGTAATTCCATTCCATAGGAATGAACAAAGAATAGAGTCCTGACTTGGTTTGTCCATTTCTATTTCTTTGGGAAACATCAGAATCATTATATAATTTTTTAAAGTTTTCTCCTCCTTTATCTAAAGCATTTGATGTTGAACCCATCATACACTTACCAATAACTCTACTACCTAATCTTAATGTTGTTTTTGTGACCCTCCAGTTGTTGAGGATGTTGTCCGGTCTTTCCCACTTCCCCGATTCATCATGGACGAGGAGTTTAAGTTTTTCTCCATCATAGGAGTTGTCCCCCGTGTTCTTCCAGTCGATCGTGGTATCAAGACCCTCGAGGAGTTCCTGATCTTGTTTATTCTGTATAGATTTTCTAGTGAGTCTACTGGCTGGGATTCTATAGGCAAGTTCAGTCTTTGGCCTGTCCATACCGTCCTGGATCGGTTTGAAGAAGAACGGGTAGTTAACGGAAATTGGTACAATCTTATCTGTGAACATTTTTTTAGCATCGGAACCAGATTTGGACAATAGGCCGAACCGTGAATCCGAGGATATTGTCGCAAGGTTAACCGTTTCAGCTGAGGACATAAAAGAGAATCCCGATCTACGGTTTTTAAGATAGCACATTCCATAAGAACGTCTATCTGCTTTGCAAGCTTCCCAGAATATGAAGAATAATCTGTTTGCCTCTCTAAAGTCTGGTCTCCCAACATCAATCTTGGACCACTGCAGGTACATAAAGTGAGTACCAGTAATGTAAGTGCCCACGCCTTTATTATTAAACCAATGGCCTTCGTCTCTGTATTTGAATTGTTCATCTATATAAGGTTCCCATTTTTCCTTAAAATCATCCGGATAATCTCTCCAGTCGAATACGCTTTGTATTTGCTTTAGCTCTGCCGGGTACTCCTCTGGCGTCCACTCAGTATTTGCTTTACTGATTTTAGCTGGGGTTTTAGGTAAAGCTATCTTAAGGTTTTGTATATTGTATATTTCGCCGATCTTTCCCGTTTTACTTATAACAACAACGTCGTGCTCTTTGTTGTATCCGTATGCCCACTTATTAGCTTTGTTAAGCCTAGAGATTGTAGTCTCTTTTATAGGGGTTATTACGCTGTATAGATTTTGCTGATACATTATCTTGATCTTTTTTCAGCAAACCCGCTAAAAGCCTTAGGTTTTGTATCTTCCTTTGGCTTATCCTCCAATAAGTTTTCCTCGTCTTGTATTCTATTCAATATCTCAAAAGCATCAAATATAGCTAGTTTTTTTGTAGCTGCTGCATTTTTTAATCTGTCTGCTGATATATCGTCGTCTGAATCAACTATAGCTTCTTTGGCTACCTTTATTAATTCCTCAACTGCTTTGTGCCCAGCTTGGATTATATTCTTCTTCGTCTCCTTGATATTCATATTTAATTGTAATTTGATTAGTAGGAACTCTATATAGTTTTTCATTTTCTATTAAAAACTCATATTCTGTCCCCGGGCTAAATCCCACTAAGTCACCAACGGTCATAACTTCTAGGTTAGTATCTTTGTATTTTAGCACACCTATTAAAGGTTTTTCAAAATCAATAGAAAACATTTTATTTTCTTTTATAGGCTTAACAAAATTAAACCCTGGTAGAGGCTTTATCGTATTGTCTTCGACTTTAGCAAATATAAGATCTGGAGAAACTATATACACGTTATCTGAGTAATAGCTCTTCCCGTTTTTTTCTTTGCCTCTAACGTCTCTAAAACGTCTAAAAACATTATGATGTAATATTACTGTATCACCTTTTTTTATATTAGTCTCGTTAACCGATGGCTCTGCCAAAACAATCCCCTGTCGACTTACATATTGGTGGTTTTGTAATTCTGTATTAAGTATAAGCTCACTTTCGTTTACATGCTTTACATTATTATATCTTTGGTCTTTAGGTTCGATTATAAAATCAAATAGCCCTCTCATCAATATTGTAAATTGTATTCTACAGCTATCGCCATATTTTTATTGAAGTCTTTCCAAGGTAACACCTCTTTGGCTTTTATTATATAGATAGAGTACTTATCTTCCTCCTCTATTATACTGTCTATAATGTGATTACCATACACTTCCTGTCCAACAGAATAGTGCATGGCATCATTTTTATAGTCTCTTCCGATACTAATCTTTCTTATCAACCCCATTCTCAGCTATCTGACCAGTGCTAATATCTACGCTAATATCTCCATACTTATCTTTAAGTATATTCTGCACGCTACTTAATTCAGCTTGAGCGGAAGACATTGTATGTATCAATTCATGCTTTTGTAATTCTAAGCCTCCAACTTGCAATTGCACTTGGTTAACTTTGTTTACTGCTACTTGTAATTGAGTTAGTTCGTCTTTTTTTAATTTTTTTGCCATTTTATTTGATTTAATTGTTAATACTTACTTTATTTATTACGTATTTTTAGTGGATATTGATTTTCCTTTCTCCCAGCTTCTACCTACAAAATAAGCCCCATAGGCTGTAACCAGTAATGTTTGAAATATTGGTATATACTCTTCAGCTATATGGAACTCCCCTATATTGCCATCAAAGAAAGCACACACAGTAAATATTACTGTTAAATATATAAGTACCATGGGTCTAATATTTTTTGAAAGGAAGCTATCGGATTGCATGTCTGATTCCCAGCGTGCTGTAACTTGCTTCTGAGCATCGTTATCAGCTTTTTCTAATATCTCTTGGATTTGCTTTTTTATTATAAGCTTCTCCTCTTTCGTTGTAGTTAATTTATCAATAACGTCACCAACCTCTTTAATAACATTACCAGTAAGCCATTCCCATATCTTTTTCATATTAGTAACGCTTTTTAGATCCGTAAGCTTTGTTTATAGCGTTTTGAGCTTTAGCATATTCTGCCGACCCTTTCTTGTTGCTATTACGTTGCTTAATTAAATTAGTTAAAGATGTACCTGACTTATTGTTAGCTACTGCTCTTTTCCAAGAGGCCGCCCCTTGTGCTACTCTATTTGAACCTAGGTTTTTATTAATTGATTCACTAGGCTTACCGTTATCCATGGCAGGTTTACCATTGTTTGTTGCAGGCTTATTACCTCCTGTGTCACTACCTCCTGAAAAAGCTTTATCAATAACATTTTCAGTCCCTCTCCATGTTCTTGCGTACTTAGTTGGCTTGTCTAAAAACCTACCAGCCTCTCCTGTAGCAAATCTTCCAACCTTATTGTTTAAAACCTTTGTCTTTTTAACGGCTTGTGTGGTGCCTTTAATTACCTTAGTAGCTTTAGGCATTACTTTCATTCCTACTTTTGTAGCAGTAGCTCCCCAACCCGCAAATGGGATCATTGCCGCAGCAGATAAAGCAGCGTTCGTATAATCTCCTTCGGCCGCATACCAACCTGCATTAATACCGTCTGCTATTTCTCCAATTCCTGGAACTAAACCTACAACGTCTAAGACTCCATGACCTATAACATTACCCCAGCTTTTTTCTTCAGGCTTGTTTGATTGCATGCCCGATCCTTCTGTTGCTTTATTCTCAGAAGACTGTCCATCTACTTTAACTGGAGTTGCTTTCTGGTTTCTTATTCTTGAAGTAATCGGGCTAGCTTTCATATTGGTTTATTTTTTTGTTTTCTTTTTTGGAGCTGGCGATGATACTCCTATTGCTGCCGCCGCTTGCGAAAACTTCTTTTTAGCTTTTCTTGTTTTTCTATCAGCTGCTCTTTGTTTTCTTCTAGCTTTACCAGCATTGCCAGCCGCAGCCGCTTCGTCTGCTTGTTTTTGTTTATCTGCAGCCTTCCCTGTTTTTCTAACCCCCGCTTTTGCTTTCTTTTTAGCAACAAATTTATCTTTCGCGCTTGGGTTACTAGTTGGTGCTTTTGTTTCAATAGAAATTTTAGGAGTTTCTATTTTAGGTTTAATAGTCTTAACACCCTCTGGTTTTAGAGTACTTACTGCTTCTACTTTCTTTCTTGGCTCACCACCCTTGGTAGTAGCATCTTGCTTCCAGCCTCTAGCTTCGTATTCATTGTATCTTTCACTGCTACCTATTTTGTAGTCTCTCATGTTACCTGTGGCTTTGCCTCCTGGCTTTACATAAGGTTTCTTTTTCGGCTTAGGTGTTG